CTACGGCGATGTTTCAATGCCAAAAGATTGGCAAATAGACCCTATCGAATTAGCCCATCAGATTTTACAGTATCAAATACATAATAAAAAATATCCATTCTCAAAAACTTGGGATAAGTTGAAGACCTATATCATTGAACACATTAGACTTGACTATAAGATTCAATTAATAAATAAAAAAACGTGGGGCAATATTTACTCGCCTTGTGAAACTACCACTCCTTTATTAAATGTTGATCCTGTAGATTTAAAAAACTCACCGGATTATACTTTATTATACGGCGTTAAAGTCGATAATTGTTCGGTTAAGATTTGCTATGATGATAATAGAAAAAAAGGAAACACCTGGACTATATCGTTATCAAACAATAAATTTATTATGTTTCCCTCTACGCAAATGTATTATATAATCAACCATCAAAAGGATTCCCTTAATTTTATACAAACGATTACTTATGAATCTCTCTAATTATTTTTGGTATTTTAAATCTGCATTAACACCTAGATTTTGTGATGATGTTATTAAACATGGTGTAGCTCAAAAAGAAGCCATGGCGATTACAGGAGATTATGGCAGGTATAGAAATATTGATAAAAACCCTTTAACTAAAGATGAAGTTAGAGATTTAAAATATAAAAGAAATTCAGATGTGGCTTGGCTCAATGATCCTTGGATTTATAAGGAAATACATCCCTTTGTTCATCAAGCTAATAAAAATGCGGGCTGGAATTTTACTTGGGATTATTCTCAATCTTGTCAATTTACTAAGTATAAATTGAATCAATACTACGATTGGCATTGTGATAGCCACGGGAAAGTTTATGATCTACCTAAAACTCCCTCGCATGGAAAAGTTAGAAAATTATCCATGACTTGTCAATTAAGCGATGGTTCAGACTATTCTGGTGGAGAATTAGAATTTGATTTTAGACAATATGATCCTCCTCAAAGAGATGAAGCCAAACATTTAAAAAAAGCCACAGAAATATTATCAAAAGGTTCTATTATTGTTTTTCCTAGCTTTGTCTGGCATAGGGTTAAACCAGTCACCAAAGGAGTAAGATATTCACTTGTCGTATGGCATTTAGGATATCCATTTAAATAATGGATTTAAATGAATACTTTAAAACTCCTGTATGGGCAGAAGATAAACCAGAATTTGTAAAATCATTAAATAAAGCCAGTGATAAATATATTCAAGCAGCTAGAAAAACCCAAAAAGATTATATTAAAAAATATGGAGACTTTGGAAACAGTTATCATTCAACTCCATTAACCAGAGATAATGATTTTTTAGACTTCAGGAATTATATAGGTCTAAAGTCTTGGGAATTTTTAGATCGGCATGGCTACGATATGAAACTATATACAACCATATTTTCTGAACTGTGGGTACAAGAATTTTCTAAAAAAGGGGGAGGGGGCCACGGAGCACATATTCATGCTAATCAGCATGTATCAGGATTTTATTTTTTAAAATGTTCTGATAAAACTTCTTATCCTATTTTTCATGATCCAAGAACAGGAGCAACGTGTACTAAATTAAGAATGAAACCAGAATTGAAAGGTATATTTTATGGTACAGAACTAGTTCATTTTAAACCCAAGCCGGGTACCCTAATTATATTTCCAGGGTATTTAAAACATGAATACGCAGTAGATCATGGCAAAGAACCTTTTAGATTTATCCATTGGAATATAACGGCCATACTAAAAGAGATGGCTAAAGATGTCCTTTAAGAAAAATAAATATGTAATTATTAAACAAGTTATATCAAAAGATTTAGCTACCTTTATCTACAATTATTTTTTAATGAAAAAACAGGTTTTTGATACCTGTTTTAAAACAAGATACATTTCTCCTTATGAAGTTTTATTAGGTGGGTATGAACCTTCGGATGAACAAATACCAAATACCTATTCCAGCTATGCAGACATAGTCATGGAAACTTTAATGTTGAAGTGTCAACCCATTATGGAAAAGATTACAGGATTAAAACTTCAACCCGCTTATACCTATGCTAGACTCTATAAAAAAGGAGATAAATTAAGACGGCATAAGGATCGTTTCAGCTGTGAAATATCTACCACAATGTTTTTAGGGGGGAGACCCTTGGTCTATCTTTCTAGATCCATCGGGAGGTAACTTTGTCATTGATGAAAAAAAAGAAATTCATAAACCCAATGCTCCAAAAGGAATTAAAGTAGATTTAGAACAAGGTGATATGCTGGTTTATAGTGGTTGTGAACTGGAGCATTGGAGAGAAAAATTTAAAGGTAAATCTTGCGGACAAGTTTTTTTACATTATAACAATAAACAAACTAAAGGTTCTAAACAAAACCTTTTTGATAAACGACCTCATTTAGGCCTTCCACGCTTGGTTTAAAAAATTTTATTAAATCCCATCTTTCAGTTCTACATTTTCTAGGAGATAAAGTAGTTAAAATTTATAATGTATCGTATTGGCTCTTTTTTAGAAGTAACGGCTCTGTGTAAAACGTCTGTGTCAAAAACCAACATTTTATTAGCATCAGCTTTTATAAATATAGTTTTATTATTAATTTTTAAGTTAGTTCCACCATCACAATCGTTTAAATATAGAATAGCAGTTTTGCACTTGAAATCATAATCACTGTGCCATCCACATGTTTTAAATAACGCACTGATAAATATATTAGCTCTAATCTGTATAGGTGCCTTTGCATGTAATTTTTTTAAAATAGGAATAATGTAGGGTTGGTAAAATTCGGACTGGGGAGCCATGTTGTTATAAAAGCAGTAGCTGAAATACATTTTATCATTAGCATCAGGAGTCATATGATCCCTTCTTCTCCATGGAAAATCTTGATCCATAACTAAATTTTTAATTTTTTCAAAAAAATCTGTAGTCAAGAATTTTTTGTGTGTTTGATATTTCATATCCATGCTTTTAATTCTTCACCCATAACTTGGGTAAAGTAATTAAAATTTATAACATATCGTAGTGGTTCCTTAGAAGTAATAGCCCTATGTAAAATAGATATATCAAAAATTAACATTTTATTAGCATCAGCTTTTATAAATATAGTTTTATTATTAATTTTTAAGTTAGTTCCACCATCACAATCATTTAAAATGTTTTACTTACTTTTTTACTCATTTATACTAATATTAACTGCTATAGTAATTCTAGATTTTTTGCTATCTAAATTTCTTACACAATGTTCAAGAACTGCCGGGACAATTACTATATCATCTTCCTCAGTGCTTATTATCCACTCTTTGTATATCCAACTGTTTTCTTCTTGATTAGCAAATATATTCCGTAAATTTTTTCTCTGGGGTAATAGTTGATTAAAGTAATAAGGGTTTTTAAAAATCGTCGGTAGATGTTGTTTCTTATCAAAGCTGAGATAATGAAGAAGAGAAAAAGTACAGTCCATATGGATATGAGGTGACATTATTGAGTTATGCCTGACACATGTATAATTAACAATACCATAATCAAACCTAAAGGCCCGCGGGAAAGATAATTTGTTAAAAAAATCATCTATTATTTTTTCGTATTGTTGGGGTAATGAATAATAATTAATTTTTTTAAAACTAGGATTCTCCTCATCATTTAGTGAGTGATGGATATCTGTTTTAATAAAAGAATCGACGCCCCACTCATTTCTTACTTTAGATACCTCATAATTTTTTTCTATTTGAGATAAAATTTTATTTTTTTCGTAAAGTTCCGGATTTATTTTTGTTATATAAGCAGGTAAGCCATATAGATAGTTTATTTCATTAGGAATCATTAAGTTTTTTACACCATTTTTTAATCATTTTTAGTCTCCTCAATATTATAGAAGAATTTATCACTATCTTCTGTTTTCCATTTCCTACTATCTTCAACATTCCATTCAGAAGTTTGTACCTTCCAATCGAATGGTACTTCATTTCTTACCGTAAAAGATGGGATACTCCAGATTAGTCTGTTATTTGGCTGAGCCGCATAATTGCCATCATCCAAAGCCATTATGTGAGCGCACTTATGTTC